GTGTCTCTACAAAGGACGACGAGAGAGGGAAGTTGGGTGGCTGATTTAATAGCTGCCTGAACCTGGGAAGGAACTTCCCCCTCTCCCGTAGTCACGTCCTTGTCGAGAACCCTAGTTTGCAATCCCTCGGAAGAAAGGGTTTTTAAAGCACCCGTTACGTAAGGCTCTGGGATGCTTTCTGATGACTCATATACTACGACCACCATACTTGGGAGCGAAGGGGGGTAACTCCCAAGTACGGCAATCAGTAGTACAAGGAAAACGATAGAGTTAAGTATTTTTCTCATAATCTCCGGTGGTTGCAACCCGCCCCACCTCCGAAAGTGTTAATTCGTCCAATTTATCTCTGTCTACACCGCATTTAACCAGTAAATTCTGGGTTTCTATCAGCGAGTTATACAAACAAAGCCGGTCACTGGGGATAGTTGGGTGGACACGGTAGGTCCATCCACTCACAAGGGGGGATATTAAATTCCAGTTCACCGCTACGAGAGCTATTAACCCTCCGATGACCACAAGCACTCGATATTCCTGAATAATCTCAATCATAATGTTCCTCCTGCCTCCTTAATCCTGAGTTTATAGCCCTCAATCATTTCTTTCAATTCTGTTGCGGTAAACTTCACTGCTTCTCGGCGTTTTTGGATTAACTCATCCACTAAACCTTGTCCGTAGTGTTCAAGCATAAAGACCGTATACTCCGGCCCCATACCCTGACGACATACATTGCAAGCGTAACATTGGGGGAAGATACCACGTTCGTCAAATAAAACTCCATTTGTCCTTCCTCCAACAAAATGCCCTGCTTGTATTTCCTTCCAAGGCTTCTTGCATCCGCAAGTAACGCACTCGCATATACCGTTTTTAGCTGACTCCAGGCGAATTGCCTTGCTTAACAACGACCACGCCTTCTTTTTCAAAGACGAGATTGAGTCTTTTTTGGACTTCCTTTTCATTTGGATACTTCGTTTCAACAATCATTGTTAAATAGTGAATTGCTTTAAGGATGTCTTGGAACTGTCCTTTATCCTGATGACGTAAGATGTACTTGCAAACATTTGCTTCCGCAAAACCTATGTCGTTCGCAATGAAAAATTCTGTTGGTTGTATTTTGTACTTGGAGTAATGAGTTCCTCCAACCTGTGTGTCAAATGCTTTCACGATAGCCTTTCTGCGACTGAGACAAAGTAGCTTTTCCCCTCGATGATCGGGATGTTGACGTGAAGAAAGTCACCAGATGATGTAACCAGTTGCAACCCGTATCCGTGTGACCAGTTTGACACATTCTGATGAAGGTACAAGGGCTGAAGAACACATAAACAACCTGGGTTCCATGCACCAATCACCCCCTGAGAGACAGTCCTGATGGTAAAGCTGTCACAGCGATGGGTATGACCGAAGCATACATTCCCGTTAAAGCGTTCAACGTGGGTTTTAGCTGCGTTCATGGAGGTTGATACCCCATGAGTGAAATGACATTTGCCTAATCGAATAGTCGCTGGAACTCCAAGACCGTGATAAAACTGGCCCTGTCGGTAAAGCGGTATTTTCCTCTTGTCTAGGCAAAGGACTTCTTCTACAGCGTATAGCTGACGTAGATGTTCAGCTTCTTTTTTGATATCAGGTGCGCCAGACCTCATCGCGGAGGTAATACAATACTTCTCTATTCGGCGTTCGTGGTTGCCTTCAAGGTAGTGAAAGTCAGCACCAGGGCATATTTCTTGCAGTTCATCCAAGAATGTATTGGTCGCTGCACAATCATCCTCGTATGTGTATGTAGCCTCGGAGGTGTACCCCATCGTGTGATGTTGTGCGAGAAACCCACCGCAATCCAGATGGTCACCCAGTAACACTACCTCTTTGGGCTTTAAGTGCTTGGCATCGTCTAGGAATGCTCTGAGTGCGTGGGGGTCTGCAAAGCATCCGTGTGTATCGGGGACTACAAGACGAACGTAATCCGCTTTACTTGAACGTGCTTTACGTGACTTAGGTAGGCGGTACTTGGCTTTTCTCAAGTCCTCGATTTGCTTCTCATACTGGTCGAGAAGTTTATCTTTGGATTTGATTGTAGCTTTAAGGAGTTTTAATTCCTCTGCCTTCGCCTGATCCTTGTCAATCTGGCGTTTAAGGTTTGCCATTTAACTTGCTCACGTTGGATCGGAGTGTTTTGGCAGCAAGTCTCTTTCGTTTCCATTTCTTACGAAAGAACCTCGCAATACCCTCCCAACCGTGAGACTCTACAAAGCTAGGATCACTCTTAGCTATCTTTGCAAACTCTTTGAGGTCGCGCATCTGAGCAGGTGTTAATTGGTCGGTAAGGTTTTTGTTACCGGCCATTTCAACATTCTTCGCTATCTCGTCCTTTAACATCAATCTCCCTCCGTGAAGTGATTGTTCGTACAGGTATCTCAATCTGCGGGCCGACTTCTTCGCCCCCGTCAGTCATTGTGAGATAAATTGTGTGCTGTGGGGTTCCGGTTCGTTGCTCCGCAATCAAGAACCCAACAGTTTTACATACATAAGATTCGTCGGCTGCTAGTGAACGGGCTTCGTCGATGTCCGTCCACTGGTCTCCGACTACTGAAGCGTCAATCCATTCGATCAGCAGTAGTTTCATTTTTTCGATAGTCCTAGTTCCACCATGACATCGTGAATTGGTAAATCACAATTGTTACTGGCCTTGAGAACCCTCCGTTGATCCTCGATTCCCAGTTCTTCAAAAAGAGTAAAATCTGGCTCCTTGGGTTTACGTTTCCGCAGGTCCGTATGCCACACTCTCTCAAGTTTCCCAGAGATTTGGAGAGTAATCCACCCTGTTTTTCCAGTTCGGACCACTTCCCCGTAGGAATTTTTCTTTTTAGACCAGAGCTTTTGCCCTATTTTTATATGTTGTAAATTCATGGATTGCCAAGAAATCTGGTGTATTATCTATTGTTAGTCGCATCTGCTTTTTCCTTGGAGGGGTGGTAGGTTTTCCTCCAGCCTGCCACCCCTTTTTTTTTCAAAAACCCCTGATATAATGGTCTTAATAAGAGATAATAATAGAATAAATAAAATAAATAAAAAATATTATTTATATCTTTATATCTTTTATCTTTAAATTCTTATACTTATTTAACTTATCTAAGTATTGAAGCGCCTCTCTAGCGCATACCTCACAGAGTTCTAAAGGAACATGTCTGTAATCTGTAGAACGCTTCTGCGCAGAGGTGAGAAACCAAAATTCAGTTACCTCACCTACTTTCTTGCAAGAATTACAGTATTTAAGTTCGATACTTCCCATGACTTTTTAGAACCCAATGTCCTCCTGACCGTCAAGGTCGATTAACGTCTGCTTTAAAGAGTCAATATCCATGACCGTCATAGAAGCCCCAGAATGGACTTCTGACGCACTTTCTTCTTTAGGGGTGTCTGTAGTCAAACTAGGCTGAGAAGTCTTCACAGGACGCGATATAGAGGGGTTCCTATTAGCCTCAATCTCTTCCCATAGAGAAAAGCACTCTTTTTTAAGAATCTCTACTGTCTTATCCAGTCTTTCTTTGGATTCTTCATCAAATTTCTCAAGCAGTGCAGAGCCAGCAACCTGGGAGCGTTCAAGGCTGATAACCTCTTTCATTTCTCCGATAGCCTGAAGCATCTTAGCAATATGAGGGTAGAGTTGAGGCCATTTCTTTAATTCCTCACGCATTTCTTCTGTGATGGAATCAATTGTTTCAAGCGTTTCGTCCCTTGCTCTGGGCTGAAGCCTACGACAGATAGCCGCAACCCGAGAGGGGTGATCCTGGGGGTACAGGTCTTCAGAGTCCTGCATTAAAAGCTCACTGGCCTTAACCGCCCACCCCTCATCGTAAGACCGGAGGACCGCATACCATTTACGATAAACCCGCTTACGTTCTTCCTCATCTAGTTTATTAAAAAAGCTCTTCACGTTCGGGAAACACGCGAAGTGATCCTTCTCCAGCCATATTTTGAATTGGTGTTTGTTCATCTATCTACTCCATTCCTGTTAAATGTTGTGCTTGTAAACTAAGCCGCCATGATGTGTGTTCCTTCACTAACTCCTCGCACCGTTTTATATTTTCTTTAGTAAGTTCCCCACCCACGCTTGCCGGAGAGATAAAATAGTGATCAGCTTTAACGGCCGGATTAGGTATTGACTGGTAAGCGGAGCGAACATACTTCACTTCGTTTACTTTTTTGGGAACAACAGCGTGTTCAGCAACCTTCGGACTAAGTGTAATCCAATCAATCTTTTCGTTTACTGGAACACTACCGTTTGTTTCGATGGCAAGTTTATACCGTTTTGATTGAAAGTAATTTATAAACTCGTCGTCAACCTGGAGAGCGGGTTCACCGCCAGTTAAAAGAATCCATCGGCAAGAACACGGGCCAGGGTTGTAGGATGTTTTTAAAATAGCCCTGCTGATTTCGTCTAGCGTCATCACCCGACCAGACTCAAACTCGGTGTCACACTTGAATCCACCTGGAGAACGTGGCCCAGGGGAGATGTCGCACCGCATATTGCAGCCAGAAAAACGCACAAAAACCATAGGGACACCAGTGTTATGCCCCTCACACTGAATTGAATAAAAAATATCGTTAATCTTGTATTTCATTTAGCTAAAAAACACATGCCGATATTGGCGAGAGCGTAACCAAAATACGCAACTCCCATACCCGCATTCCCCTTAATGGTTTGTTCGACCGCGACCCATAAATAAACTCCAGCTACAGCGATGAGCATGGTAATAGTCATTGGTATTTCTCGAAAAGAGTTGGGCTTACATTCCGTCCACCACCAGTCCAATCAAAATACCGTCTAAGGTTTTGAAAGTTTCTCCCGCTATACCCTTCTCGGAAAAACCCAGAACCATCAACGCTACCAGCACCAAGCAGGTCGTAAGATTTTAAGTCTCGGAAACTGTTGACACGACCAACGTGAACAAAAGAGCATTGGTCAATAAAGTCACATGCTTTTTCTTGTTTGAACGCCGTGGTTCCACCGATAAAAGCCATAATCCCATCGGGAACATCGCTGGGGTTCATTCCGTCTTGAACTGCCATCGCAAGAGGCCACCCCAAATCCTCTAACTTGGGACACCACCGATCAAACTCTTTGCGTGTACCGTCAGCATCCATCGGTACATCAGGGACCACAATAAACAATGGAGTTGTTTCGTCGTCCTTAATCTTTTCAATGATCCGAAAGAATCCATGTTCGTCCCAGTCTCTCTGCTGCCTGACGGCCTGGAACCTTCCGTTATCTATCGCAAATGGAAGGAATGGGTAGGTCTTTGGGCAACCCGACTCAGGACTCATCATAAGCCCCACGCGCCCGCCAGTTACCCCGCACATCCACGGAATCACTGAGTTCCAATTGGCCGCTGCGAGAACTATCATCCTGTCGCTCCAATCTGTATTCTGCAAAAGATTTTCCGTTACTTTTGATTGTCTTGGTGGAGATTTTCC